AGCGCTGATTGATTTAGGCACTTACACATACAGCACTGCACACGAGTACTGGTCTAGTGCATCTTCAGCTTTGGTTGGTACAGCAGCTACGCTAGCCTCTAAAACTATTACCAGTGGCACGTTTGATGCAGCTGACGTCACGTTCTCTAGCGTAACAGGCAATAGCATTGAAGCGCTGATTATCTTTAAGGATACAGGTACAGCTAGCACAAGCCCCCTAATTGCGTTTATTGACGTAAAATCGGGCGGTGGTGGCATATCTGTGACACCAAACGGTGGAAACATTGATGTAACGTTTTCGGCTTCGGGGATATTCTCAATCTAGTTATGGGCATTGTAGTTCACAGGGAAACCAAAGAGGTGCGGTTTTCGCAAAATTGCCCCGATTATGATGTTGCAAATTGGATATTAGAAGCCGACATATCTAGCGTGATAGAGCACAGTCCTAAGTATTGGATAATTGAAGGCAATAATATTCGATTAGCAACTGATGAAGAGCGGGCAGCAATTGATGCTGCGCAATGATTTTAATTACAATAGGTAATTCATGGCTTCAGGACAATCTGTAGCAATCATTTATCAGGTGACGCCAACCGCAGCCAATTACGCCACTATGGATACTCGTTTAGGCGGGAGCACTCCAGGCGAAAATGTTCCTGTGTGGGATTTTGACGGCACAACTGCTGAGTATGTGGATTTTTATTGCCAAATGCTTAGTAATTACTCCGGTGGCGGCATCACATTGCAAATAAAGTTTTCCATGACAAGCGCCATAAATACTACTGGAAACGTAGTTTGGCGCGCTGCGTTTAGGCGGATTGCCGATGATGCTGAAGACGTTGATACGGCACAAACGTATGATTTTAACAGTGTAACAGCAACGCCAACTACTGCGGCCGGCGAAGTAAAATACACCTCCATAACATTTACAAATGGCGCCGATATGGACTCCGTAACGGCTGGTGATATGTTTATTTTGCGTTTTGGTCGTGACCCCGTTAATGTAGCCGACACAGTTTCAACCGATGCAGAATTGCATTATATAGTAATTACAGAGACATAAAACGTGTCACGTAATTTTGTTGGTACGTCTTCGCAATATCTTTCGCGTAATTCTGCCATAATTAGCGGCGTTCCTTTTACTATGGCTTGTTGGGTGCGGGTTAGTTCCGTAACAACCTCGCAAGCGTTCATGAGTATAAACACCACAGCCGCATCGGATAGACATGTTCTTTCAATAAATGCGACAGGAACGATACAAGCTAACACAACCGTTAGTTCCGTTGATCACGCATCAATTAGCACTGGAACAGTAAGCGCAGATACATGGACTCATTGCGCTGGCGTTTGGAGTGCAAATAACAATCGCGTGTCGTATTTGAATGGAACGGCATCGCCAGCAAATTTAGACAATTTTACTCCAGTAGGTTTGACAACAACTATGCTCGGCGCCCGTCGAGCAACAACTCTTGGTTCTTATTTAACTGGACAATTGGCTGAGTGTTGTATTTGGTCGGTTGCGTTAGATGCAGATGAAATTACTTCATTAGCTAAAGGCCAGCGTGCTTTTCAAATTAGACCAAACAATATTTTAGCCTATTGGCCTTTGGGCGGTCATTTTGGTCAAGTTGATGCAGATTTTTCGGGTGGAGGTCATTTACTTACCGCAAATAATACACCTACGTGGTCAGAGTTATACCCGCAAATAATTACTACCCCACCAATTTATTTTCTGCCGCCAATTGGCGACACAATATCGTTAGACAACATTGCGTCAACTACCACGGTTTACGAGCCAACAATAACACCTGGCGCTGTTTCTGTTTCGCTCCCAGTTATTGCGGCTACAACAACGGTTTACGAACCAGCAATTGCAGCAAAGTTTGCACTTGCGCTTGATAACATTGCTGCCACAACTGCGGTAAATGGGCCTACAGTAACGCCTGGGTCGGTTTCTATATTGCCGCCGTTAATAGCTGCTACTACTACAGTTTACCAACCAGGTATTCACGCAGGCGGCCTTTTTATTGACGTTGAAACCATTGGGCCTAACACAACAGTTTACGAGCCTACGCTAACGCCTGGGCCTGTATCAGTTGCGCTTGATGTTATTGATGCCGCAACCACTGTTTATGAGCCAGATATTGCTACTGGCGCTACAACCATTGCGCTTGATGCAATTGCAGCGACAACGCAGGTTTATCAACCCGATGTTTACAATACACTTCAGCAGCTTAACTTGCCGGTCATTGCGCCGACAACGCAAGTTTACGGGCCTGTTGTTGGCACCATATCAAATGATACCTCTGACATTCTCAAGCGCCGCAAGCGCACCCGCAAAGAGATTGAAGAGGAAAACATTGCGGTTCAGCTCCTCACCAAACAACGCGCAGAAACGCTTGAAGAGCCAGGTAGCCGCAAACAGATAAAGATTGACCTAAAAACCCAACAAAATCAGGATCAGGTTGTCGATGCCAGCAAGGTGATCCCTATGTCGGATGACCAATTTGCTGAAGTCGGCAAAATGGTTGAGGCTTATAAAGTGCAACAAATACGAAACAAACGTATTCGTACGTTGTTATTGCTAGCAAGCATGGAGGATTAAATGTCTAGGATAGTACTTGTTTATTGCCCTAAAAAGCAAAAGATGGTGCCAAAGGGGGCAGAACATAAAGAAACAAAATGGGCAAAACATGCCTTCACGTCTGATGAAATGGAGCCCACAAAAAACCCGTTAAACAGCAAAGAAGTATTTACAAGCAAAGCTAGATTGCGAGAGGCGTACCGCAACGCCGGAGCCGTTGAAATTGGCGATGCGTACGAGCGCGGCTATGACCCAGCTAAAGAGCGGGCCATGGAAGAAAAGAAGATGGTTAAACGACTAGTCGATCAAGTAAGGGAGCGACTCAATGGATAATATAGACACTGATGTTTTGGAAGAAGAAGTTATTGCCTCCACCCGCCAAGAGCCTAAGGCCAACATAAGAGAAGCCTTAGAATCCAATTTGCCTGGCGACACGGAGGTAACAGTTGACGATGGCACGCCTGAAGACCCACGGGAAGCACAGGTTGAAGCAGAGCCTCAGGAAGCGCCTCCAGCGCTTTTACCGCCTGCCGATATGCGAGCTGAGGAGAAGGAAGCGTTTCTTAACCCTACGGCTAAAAATGCGCACATCCTCCAAGCCTACCTAAACCGGCGGGCCTACGAAACAAGGTCAGACTACCAGCGCCGTGTTCAGGAGCTCGAAGACGCTAGAAAGGTGACCACCCCGCTTGTTGACGTGGTTAAGAAGTATGAGGGGGAGTACGTCCGCCGCAACCTTAACATCCAAGACGTAGCCAGAAGGGCCATTGAATGGGACCAGGCAATGAGCACCAACCCGGTGCAAGCGGCTTACCAGTGGCTGGAGTCTTATGGCCTTAGCCCCCTGGACTTGATGGCGGCTAGTGGCCAAATGCCTCAACAGGCGCCTCAGGGTGAGTACCTAACCCGGGAGCAGGCCGAAGAGATTGCCGATCAGAAGTATCAGGCCATCATTGAAGAGCACAAACAAAATGCCATTGCAAGTTACAATCAACAAGTAGTAGAATCATTTGTGCAGAGCAAGCCTATCTTTAGAGACCCTGAAACGGCCTCTCAGATAGAGAACGACATGGCCCCTATAGTTAAGGCGCTAACTGCAACAGGCAAGTATAGCTCTCCACAAGAGATCCTAGAAACCGCCTACAATTACGTCATAAACGGTAACCCAACTTATTCCGGTCTTGTGCAACGCATGACCGCCAAGCCTCGGGTTGACCAGCAAATGGCGATAACGGAGCGAGCGAAAGCCGCTTCTCGTTCAATATCTGGCTCCCCAGGTACGGGGACTCCCAGCATCAAAACCAAAAACCTAAGAGAGAATTTAGAACGTCGGCTCGTTGGCGAGTAGCGCTCTAAGTGTAATTTTATAAAGGAAAACCATGGCTAATTTAGAAGAAGCAGTGGTGGCAACCCTTTGGGATCAGACTGACGCTATTGCGGATGTGGTACTTCATCACAACCCAGTAACCTCAGCGCTTGAGGACCAGGGGCTTGTTCGCCGTATCAGTGGGGCTAACAGAATCCGTAAGCCTGTAATGTATAACGAAACTGCCGTTGGTGGATGGTATAGCGGATACAGCGCGTTTGATCTCAATTCGATTGATGATCTGACTGCGTTTGAGTTCACCATCAAGCAGGCTTATGAGCCGGTAGCAATGTCCGGTCGTGAGCGTCGCGCCAACCGTGATAAGGCTATGTTGCTTGATCTTGCTGAACAGAAGATTAACGCAGCTATTGCCCGACTCAAGAACAAGGTTTCTGACGCCGTTCGCGGTGATGGAACTGGCTCTGGCGGGCTTGAGTTTGACGGGTTGAAGAAAGCAGTTTCGACTTCTCCTTCATCCGGCACATACGGTGGTATTGACCGGCTTTCCAATGCGTTTGCACGTAACTTGGCGGTAAACGTCACGTTAAGCGCTGCTAACGTACAGGAGACCATTACTGATACCCTTACCAAGGTAACTCGTGGCTCTGAAATGCCTGATTTGGGCATCATGGAGGCTACGGCTTGGAAGTATCTTCACAGCTCTCTGACGGCCATCCAGCGCATCCAGGTGCCAACCAAGATGGCTAAGGCTGGCTTCAGAGCTATGAATTATGATGGGTGTGACTTTGTGTTTGACGGCGGTTACGGGGGAGCAATCCTTGAAACCAATAGCTGCCGGTTGTTGAACACCAAGTACTGGACGATGGAGCTTGTGCGTGGGGCTGACTTTAAGCCACTCACTCAGGAGATGCAGCGACCAGTAGACCAGGATGCTTACTTCACGGTGATAATCGTGGAAGGTAACCTGTGTTGCAGTGCCCCCGTGTTGCAGGCTGTAATTTACCAGTAATAGGAGGACACTATGTCACAAGTTGGATCGTTTGGTGTTAATTATAAAACCGTGTGGACGACTTCCAGCCAGGCGTTACCTGCCAAGGTAGGCGACGTTGGGTCAGCTGTCGAAGGCGATTTTGTGTTTGTTCAGGCTGATGGAGCCATAGCACAGTACGCTTTCGTTAAGATTGCAGTTGACGGTCAGGCTGACGAGTTGACCACAACCAATGCTGGCTCCAATGGACTTCTTGTTGGCGTGGCTCAGGTGGCCGCTGCTGATAATGAATACCTTTGGGTATGGATTGGTGGACCACGAGGCGGTGGAACTGGTGTGGGAATTAAGGGCAAGGTAGCTGCAAACTACGTTGCCGGTAATAACCTGAACACCACTGCAACTGATGGCGTAGCGGACGATGCGTCCACTACTAAGATCAGTTATGTGGTAGGTGTGGCAAGCACTACTCCGGCAGCGGCAGTAGAGCTTTACTCACTGGCACATCTCAAGGTGAACTAAGTAACAGGGGGGAGGGCAACCTCCCCCCAACAATTTTTTAAGGAGCAATATGGCAAGTGTAACAACCCTGATTGGGCTTGGGATGCCGCCTGAATTGGCCAACGTGGTGTCGGATGGCGTAGTAGCTGGGAACCTAAACGTTTCTGGCACATCAACGCTGACTGGTGCCGTAACAGCCTCGGCTGGTATTCGCACCAAGATGGCCATCAACGATGTTGATAATACTACCCCTACAAATGCGAATTTTGAGGCAAGTTTTGGAACGGCAGCAGCAGTAGGAAGTGGGTTTGTTGGTATTGTAAAAGATAATGACGCAAACTCCATTTGTTACCTTGTGGTATCAAATGGAACATCATTTTTCTATCTTTCAATGACAAAAGCCTTATAGGTTTTAGGGGGGAGCAATCCCCCCGTTTTTTGAGGTTTTACTATGACCTGTTACGCTGGAAATACTACCACCACCACGCCATCCATTGATACGGCAACCAGCACAACAGTGCTTACGGCTAATGGAGCGCGCAAGTTTCTTCTTATTCAAAACAACAGCGCGGCGGACATTGCTATTGGGTTTGAAGGGCAAACACTCACTGGGATTACGCCTACCAGCACCAATAAGTGTTTTGTTCTCAAAAGCACGGCTGGCCTCAACATAGTGCGGTTTGACGGCATGTTTGTTCCCGCTGGAGCTATCACGGCTTATCAGACTAGTGGCAGCACCATAAACACCTTGGTGGTTGTGCAGGGATAGTGCTAACATTCCGGTGCGCGTTTAATTATAAAGCGCATAAAATCGGAGGAATAATGAGCACATTAGATTGGGCAAATATACTTGCAGGCGGGCAGCGCCCTACAGGGCCACGGCCTATAGTAAAGTTTTTCATGGCTCTCAATGAGAACCGTGACAAGTCTTTAGCCGCTGGCCGGCCTATTTACGATGAAATACCAACTATAAGCCTAAGGTTTCCAGGTGGAGATGAGACCTGCCGCAAGATTGAGCCGCAAGATATTCAGGCTTACCCTGAAGCGTATAAGGCGTTCCAAGCTGGCACGGAAGTACCTGAGTCGGGTACTCCGCTTGCTGAGTGGCCCCCGCTTACTGTTTCGGCTGTCAAAGAATTGGCGCACCTAGGCTTTAGAACAGTTGAGCAGTTAGCTGAAGCGCCAGACGCCGTTAAGCCTCGATTGGGCACCCTTGGGCGCTTCATCAAGATGGCTAAGGATTACCTTGAAGCCGCTAAGGATCCTCAGCTTGAGGCAGCCAGGGTAAACTCTTTGCTGGAAGTAGCCGAGGCAAAGAACGCTAAGCTTCAAGAGCAGATTGGGTTACTCATTAGCCGCATAGAGGCTCTAGAAGGCTCTAAGCTGGACGATGGGGCGCCTGTTGTAGCTGATGAGGCGGTAGATATAGGTGACGCTGATGCGGCGCCTATAAAGCAACGTGGACGGCCTAGGAAGGTTGCATAATGACGCTATCAACCATTGTCACTAATGTTGCTAATGAGTGCGGCTACACCGTTGAATCAAACGTGTACGCCTCATCTGAAACAACCACTAAGCAGTTAGTGGCAATGGCCAACCGCGTCAATCGAGAGATCTTTGAATCGTTCCCTTGGCCAAAGTGCTACGCTTCAGGCGCAATTACACTTGTGGCAGGCCAGGCCAGCTATGCGCTACCGGCAGCTTTCAGTTGGTTTCAGTACGACACGTTCTGGAACCAAAGCCAACGGTGGCGTGTAGTTGGCCCTATCAGTAATCAAGAATACGCTGAGATTCGAGGTTTTGGGCTAATACCAAACAACTATACTCGTTTTCAAATAAGAGGGATGAGCAATAACGAAATGCTCATTAGCCCTACTCCTACCGCTGCAACGGCTGGCGAAATCATCATTTTTGAATATATCGCCGATCGTGCTGTTAAGCCCGTAAACTGGACTGCTAGCACCGTATTTGCCGCCAATGCGTACTGTTTTAACAACGGCAATTACTATCAGACAACCGCTGGCGGGACTACTGGCAGCACTCCACCAACGCATACCACTGGCTCTGTATCTGATGGTGCTGTGACATGGACCTACTATGCGGGTCCGTATATGACTTTCCAGGCCAACACCGACAGCTCAATGTTTAGCGAAAGCTTACTTGAGCAGGGCGTGAAAGAGCTGTTTGCTGAAACGCATGGGCTTACCACTGTATTGCCTAAGTTTACAATGCAGCTTCATGAAGAGTTTAGTAGGGCGCATCCAAGCAAGATACTCTATGCAGGCGGGTTTAGAGGATCTGAGGTGTTTGCACGTAGTGGGACCGCCGTATTTGGGACATGGATATGAACCAACCAGTAGGTGAGCCGCCAGGAATACCAGAACTTGCAATGCGCGATAGGCGCCTTTACTTTGCTTTTTTGCGCAGCCAGGGGTATCCGGTACAGGTTGCCGCTGATATGACCGATCAAAAGTTCGGTCAGATTAACTTGCCTGGTGACGAAAGCAAACAGCAGCAAAAAAATCAGCTAGCTCAAGTCGGTGGGCAAGTTGCTGGGTCTGTTGGCGGTGCTATCTTAGCACAGCAAATTGGCTCAGCGTTTATGCCGGCAGCTCCTACAGCTGCGCTTAAAACGCCAACGCTTCTTGCGGTTAAAGGTTTAGGCGGTGCTGGAACTGGCGCAGCAACTGGAGGGGCAACGGCTGGAACTGCTGGCACAACTGCTGCAGGATCTTCACTTGCGTCTGTTGGGTCGGTTGCGCTTCCTGTTGCCGCAGCAATAGCGGCAGCAAGTAATGCTTGGGAAACAGGCATGAAAGATATTGTTCGCGGTCGAGGCGACCGCGCCGACTGGATTAACCAAGGCGCAAACATGGTTTTTGGCGCAGCGCCTAACATAGCCTTAAGGCTGCTTGGCAAGCGCTCTATTGGTGCAATGGCAACTTCTGGCAAATCAGATGCCCAGCGTATTCGTGACGATTTTAGAGGTGATCTAAAAGAAGCTAATGTAGCCGACAAAGATTACAATGTAACGCTGGCTGACGGCTCAAAGTTTAACATTGGTCTGGATGGTAAAACAAAGTACAAAAACGTTGGTGAAAACGTTGATGGCAAAACTACCCGCAACGCTTGGGACGTGGATTTTTCTAATCCTTTGGCTAAGTTTGCTGTTGATAAAATTGACCCAGCAATCCGCAACATCTACGGGGCAGACGACGAAAAAAACAAGTATTTTCCAAGCCAGTACACCGGGATGTTGGTAAACGCGGCAACTAGTAACGCAAAGACAGAAGCCGACGTGCTGGCCAACATTGAAACAATGTTAGGGCAGTCGAAGTTTGCTCAACAAGCAGGTGTTGGTGTCACGCCGCCACCACCGCCACGCCCAGGTAAGGGCGAAGTGGGCAGAATATCTCCTGGGATGTATCGAGATGACAAAGGAAGGATCGTTCGCGCCAGCAGTACACGTGAAGCATTAGAAAGGGCGTATAGTCAACCAAGTCGAAAAAAGGGTAAGAAATGAAAAAAGAGAAGCGTGGAGCATTAGCCAAAAGCCCTGACCTCAAGCGTCTTAGCCCTGGGGTATATCGTTCTAAGGATGGCGGACTTGCCAGCTCTAAGGGCAGAGAATACAAATTTTCACGTGCGCAGGGTGGTGGCGATAAGCTTACCCAGGCCATGAATACCGCTGGCCAGCAGTTACAAGGTGGTGGGCAATTTACGCCGTATGATCGTGCTGTAGCGGATGCGGCTCAGGCCGCTGGGCAGGGAGGCATGGCACCTTTACCGCAAGGCATGACGCCAGAGCAGGTTGCTCAGATGGTAGCTACAACGCCAAATGGCACAAGAGATTACGCTAGCATTTTGGAGCAAATGTCCCAACAAATGGGGCAAAGGCCGCAGGCTGGGATACGAGTTGATCCTGGCTTTCAAATTCCTTCAAATTTTCAAACAAGGCCAAATTATACTCAGCCTACCCAAGAACAAGTTCAAGCATTGACGAGCAGATTTCAAACGTACCCGCAACAATTGAACCCTCAGCAACAGCAGCAAATGACAGTCGCGGCACAATCGTTGATGCCACAAGGCCAGTCACCTCAGGCGTTAGGGCAAGCTGTCGCTGGGCAAATAATGAACAAGCCGGTTATGTTTGACAACCAAGCTATGGCCGCTGCTGGCTTTGGCCAATCGGCTAACCAGGGCGGCAAGTATCGACTATCTCCTGGCGTATACGGCACTCAGGAGCAGGCGCAGCGGGCCTATATGCAGCAGATGCTGAACAAGGTTAAAGGGTAACACGTGGGCGTTGAAGCGGTAACGTTACCGGCTCCGTATGGCGGGCTTGATGTTGTCTCACCAATAGACAACACAGAGCCGATTTACGCCTTGGAGCTGGTCAATGTTTATCCTTCGCCAAGCGCCCCATCAGTGCGAAAAGGCTATAAGGCTTGGAAGGACATATTAGGGTTTGACACGCGGACGCTTGTACCTTACACAACCAGCGCTGGCGTTGAATATCTTGTTGGGTGCTATGGCGCTACCGGCAATTCTTCAATCGTAGCTTATAACACTAACAAAACAGAATTTTTGCTAAATCCTTCTGGGACGTATTACACAACCCCAGAATGGCAGCATGTTGTGTATGCTGGACGATTGTACCTTTGCAATGGCTCTGACACGCCGGTTTATTGGGATGGCAGCGCGGCATCAGTAGCGCCAATCACGTTTACCGGCCCAACCCTTACCAAACTGGTAAATGTAACAGCTTACAAGGAG